GCAAGCTCCGCGTCCGCCGAAAACGTGAACAAAGTCGTCGCGGGCACGTCCACCACCTGCAGGGCCACGCCCGCGGGCGCGCCGCGCGCGAGGATGGCAGCGCAGAGCTCCGCGGACACCGGCGGAGTCGCAACGGGCTCCACGATCACCGTCGCGGGCGAGGGCTCGGAGAGCGTGAGGGCGTAGCTCCCGACGATGATCCGCGCGACCGCGAGGAGGTCGACCGCTGTCCCGCTCGAGCGGTGCGCCCGCACGATCGCCGTGAGCGCCGTGCGATAGGCCGCGTCGGAGAGACTCGCGGGGCGGGCGAGGAGGAGGAGGCTCCCGATCTGGTCTAGCGCCGCGCCAGAGCTCTCCGCGATCCCGAGAGCATAGAGGGCCCACGTGTCCGTTTCGACCGTCTGCACAGACGCCAGGGCCGCGCGGAGGAGGGCCTCGAGCCGCGGTTGCGTCGCGAACTGCCTCGCGAAGAGGGCGAGGCCATCCTCCACGTGCGTCGCCACGAGCTCGTGGGACGTGATCCGATCGGGCTCCGTCACGCGGCCACCCGCACGACGGTCACTCGCGCCGTGGCCAACTTCAAAACCTCTTGCGGTGCCGCGGTGAGGTTGCTCGGATACTGCGCGGTGCCGGAGCGGCCCGCGCGGGCCTCGAGACAGTCGACCACGCCGGTCACGGCAAGGGCCGCGGTGATGAGGCTCGAGATTCGGATCGGCTGCCCGGCGAGCTGGCCCGTGGTGACGTTGGCGATTGCGGCCGCGAGGGCGGTGTCGCCGGGATAGGTGGCCGCGTCCACCACCACGCGCACGAGCGCGTACGCGTTGACGGTGGTCGGCCGAGAGAAGCGCGTCGTGCGCGAAAATCCTCCGGCGTCTGTCACGACCACGGACACGGAGCCCGCGGTCGCAATTCCGGCCGGTCGCGAGGCGAAGAGGGCCGCGGCCACGTCCGCATCCGTGCCTCCCTGCACAGTCGCGCGGAGCGTGTTCGGCGGGAGCACGCGCACCGCGTCGAAGGCTGGCGTGGCGTTTTCCTCGAGGCTCACGGAGCTCACGCCGGTCACCGCCATGAGCGCCGCGCGAATTCCGTTGAGGCTGGCGGTGGCGAGCGCGCGGAGCTCTCGCTCCCGGCGCGCGCGGAGCTGCACATCGCTCTCCGCGGCGGAGCCCGGCGCGGCGTCGGCCGCATTCGTCACGGCCGTCCACCCGGTCACCGGCGTCGCGATTGCGGTGATGGTGCTTGCGTTGGCCGCGAAGGGCCCGGCGTTTTCGGCCACGGCGTTGACGGTGACCGCAGCGGGAGACGCTCCGGCATTCGTCGCGCTCGTGAGAGTGACCCATCGATTGCTCGGGTCGCCCGCGACGTGCGCGATCGATCCCGTCGGGAGCGTGACGCCCGCGGCGAGCGTGACGGTGAGGGTCACCGTGCCTTTCGTCGCGGCCCGGCGCGCGGTGCCGGTGAGAGACGCGACGGAGTCCAGTGCCGCGAGGGTCGCTCCTCGAGGGTCGCGCGATGCGTAGACCAGGCCCGCGGCCTCATGCGTCGACGCGAGCTGTGATGCCACCACCGCGAGGAGCTGTCCGATCACGCTCTCGCCGGAGGTGTCGACCTCCGGCCCGAAGGCCGCGGACGCGCGGAGCGCCGCGACCATGTCGGCCGCGAATTCGTCGGCGGATTTCGCGACCCAGCCGGTGGGCTCCAGCCCGCTCATGCGCCCTCAAGGAAGACGTTGTCGGACAGCGCGATGCCGGTGTCCGTGGTCACAGCGAAGTCGACGCTTGCGATGCGCGTCGCTCGGTCCAGCGCGAAGGCGAAGCTGTCGACGCGCCCGACGCCGGGACACGTCGCCACGGCGCGCCGAAGGACAGTCTCCGCCAGCGCCACGGACGCCTCTCCCTTGGAGCCAAGCCAGCGTCGGAAGGGGATTCCGACGCGGGTATCAAGCGCATAGTCGCCGCGCCAGAGACGGAGCCGCACGCGGAGGCGCTGCGCCACGGACTCGCCGTCCTCCTCCGTGGTGAGGCGGGCGCGCCCGGCGGAGAGCTCGAGGTCACCGTCGGAGTCCAGAGCGAGGTCACGCACGGGGCGAGGGTGCGGGACCGCGCGCGCGGCCCGCAAGGGGCGCTTGGCACGCAATGCCGCCACGACCTCGCTCCGACCTCGCTCCGACCTCGCTCCGACCTCACGTCGCGCGGACGCGCGAGGCCCCGACCGCGTTCGAGCCGGTGATCACCGGCACCGGGACCGCCGTCGCTCCGCCGCCGGGAGGAGCGACGTGCGTGTGGGTATTGAAGGCCGTCACGATCGCCGTGAGGCGGGCCTCCACGAGCGTCGCTAGGGCCACGAGCGAGGACGCGGCGGAGTCTCCCAGGTGGACGGTGCCGTCCGCGGCCACGCGCACCCGCACGGAGCCTCCGACGGAGACCTCCACGTCGCCGGTGGAGCGGATCACGACCCGCGGGCCGGAGCTCGAGGAGCTCCCGAGCACGGCCGCGGCGGAGCCGGAGGCCGCGGCCTCGAGGGGCGCGCCGCGCCGGTGGAGGCCCGGCAGGAAGACGGCGTGGGAGAGGTGGTGGCGCTGGAGGAGGACGGGGTCGACCACGGACCCGTCTCCCACTCTCCACGTCGCGAGGTCTCCGTCCGTGCACACGAGGAGCCCGGTGTCTCCGGGAGCGAGAGCAAGCGAGAGGCCCCACGCGCCGACGCGCGGCCACAGCACCGGGACGCTCGGACACACCGGGTCCGCCTCAAAGTCATGCGTGCCGTCGGCGAGCGGCACCGGCCGTCGAAGGAGCGGGACCACGTCAGCCACCTGGAGCGCGGCATCATAGGCCTGCACGCGCGCGGGGAGCGCAACGTCGAAGTCCAGGAGGAGGGCTTCCGTGCGCGCGTCCAAAACGTCCACAAGGTCGGGGTCAACGGGTCGCTCGCTCATGGTCACGCTCGAGGAGGTCGAAGGGTTAGGTTCGCGTACCAATCGTCCCCGCGGGTGTCGCCCGTGCACTCCACCTCCTCGACTCGAAACGTCCCGGTCACGACCTCCGAGCGGAGCGACACGAGCCGCCCCGGCACAAGGTCCGGGAGGAGGAGCGCGCGGGCCTTGACGGTGCCTCCCTTGCCCTTTTCGGGCGACTCCACGAGCCCGGTGTCAGGCGAGAGCTCCACGGCCACGCGGGAGAGCGCGCGGCCCACGGCGAGGAGCTGGAGGACGCCATCTTGGACGGACCACGAGAGGCCCGCGGAGGAGCAAAGGCGAGTCAATTCGTCCGCGGCCTTGCCTCGCACGACCGCCCCCTCCGGGAGCACGGCGGAGGTGAGCGCCGCGGCCCCGGCCGCGTTGCCGAGTCCAAGCCCCATTGAGGCCGCGAGAGAGCGCACCGCGTCCGCCAGGAGGGTGCCCGGAGCGAAGGCTGTCGACGCGCGAGCGGTGCGAATCGCGTGCTCTCCGTCGCCCGCGGTGATCGTGGTGATCCAATCGGAGCCGTCGCGGGAGACTTCGACCTTGCGCGCGTCGCCGCGAAAGAGGAGCGGCGGCGGGTCATAGCCCGCGGAGAGCTGAACGATGGGCCGACGCTCGGAGAGGAGCGCGGCCCGGTGCGGCGCGCTAAGGTTGAAAACCTTGATCTTCGCCTCGCCCGGCCGCGCTCGGAGCGTCCGCTTGACTGTGAATTCCAAGTCGAGGTCCGAGACCTCGAGGTCTCCAACCTGAACCCGCCAGCGTCGGCCGAAGACCGTCACCCCAGCTCCTCCGGCTCGAGATAGACCAGCGCGAAGCGACCGCCAAGGTCGCTCCACGCTGGGTCCGCATCGTTGAGGCCCGACACGTCCAGCGCGAGGAGCTCTCCGGGAGGACGGCGCGGGTCCGCCACGCGCTCGAGGAGCCGGACGCCGCACACGAGCGCGAGGCCCGACACGATCGGCGCTCCGTCCGCATCGGAGAGCGTGAGGGACCACGTGCCCGCGCGCTGTGACCAGCGGAATCGGAGGAGGTAGTCCGAGCCTCCGAGCGCGGTGCGCTGTGTCCAGTCCGACTCGCCGTCGGGCACGCACGGAATTTCTGTCACGGGAGGAGGCTCCTCGCGCCGTCCAGCGCGCGTGCGAGTGCGGACCGGCGCTCGGAGGTCTGTCCGGCGGACTGTGCTCCGCGCTGTGCCTGGCGCTGGCCACGGCGCTGCGCCGGGACTGGCACCTCCACGCGGCGCACGGACACCAGGCGCACGCGCCGGAGCTCGAGGGTGACTCCGACGGCATCGCCGATCGCGGCGCTCCGATCGGCCCGATAGCGCGTCACCACGAGGTCTGACACGTCCGGCCGGAGCCCCGTCGACAGAGTGGCAAGAGCGCCGGACACCACGAGGTCGCGGAGGAGCGTGTCGACCGTGCGCACGCGCTCCCAGGGTGTCTCCCATCCCCACACGGACGCGCCCGCGCCGGTGCGAAGGCCGACGGAGCGGGTGAAGGCCCTCGAGGGAGCGGAGCCGTCATCGATGACCGGCGTCTGCGACACGGTCCCCTCGAGGGTGAAGGCGTCGTGACCCGGGCGCACGTGGTCCGAGATGGCCGCGCCGCGCTCGACCGCGTGCTCCGTCGGCTCCGCGGTTATTTCGTGCGCTTGCGTCGTGCACGCATCCAGCGTGACCGCCACGATCCGTCCGCCGGTCTCCCAGGTGAGAGTGGTCGCCACGTCAGTCCTCCTCCCTCACGGGATGCGCGGCGTCATGCGCCGCGCGCTCCCTCTCTCGGAGCTGCCTCGCGGCCGCACGCGCGGTGGCCTCCGGGTCGCCGGAGCCATTGATCGTGATGGGGGCGTTGACCGTTGTGCGCGACGTGGTCGCGACGGTGCGCGTCGCCGGAGTCGACACGGACACCACGCGCTCCGGGGCCATCGCTGCGTTTTGACCGCCGAAGACGTTGCGGTATTCAGCCGCAATCCCCTCGAAAAATCCCTCTTGCGCCGCTGGAGTCGCGGGAGGAGGACGCACGGCCGCGACGGTCCCGGGCGCGGCCTCCGCGCCCACCGTCACCTCTCCGCCGACCACGGCGCGGACGGCGTCGGCCACGCGCTGGAGGCGCGAGAGGATGGGCCCCACATAGGTCTGGAAAGCCGCCGCTCCACTCTCCCACACGTCGACGAATTCATCCCGCATGGCGCGGAGCCCCGCGAGCGACCCGGTCGTGAATTCGTTGATCTCGCGTGCGAGGTCTCGCACGCCCACAACGCTCTCCGAGATCACGAGTTGAAGGCCCTCGAAGGCAAGTTTGAGCTCCACGACGAGGGCTTGCGAGGTGCCAAGCCCGAAGGTCGAATCCAAGAAGCGGCCGATCGCAGAATCACCGCCGTTGAACAGGGTGATGAGATCGTCCATCACGAGGACGATCGCGCCGATAGCCAGAGCCACCTTGGCGAAGGGGAGGAGGACGGGAAGCCACGCGCGGAGCATTCGCGCGGCCGTGACGGTCGCGGCGACTCCGAGTGCGGAGAGCGCCAGCTCTACCACGTGCGTCCCGCGCGCGAGTCGCACGAGCGCCACGGAGACCTCCGTCACGCGCGTCACGAAGGCCGTGAGCATCGGGAGGAGCGCGGTCGCGAGGACGGAGCGAAGAGAGTCCAGCGCAACCGCGTTGCGGTCGGTGGCCGCCCCGTATTCGCCCGCGGCCGCGATCGCCTCCGGGAGCATTCCTCCGCCGAGTGTGTCCAGCTCCGCGCGGAGCGCGGCCACACCACCCTCGCCCTCGTGGAGAACGTTCGCGAGGCGGGCTCCGGAGCGGCCGAAGAGGTCAACGGCAATCTGGCTCCTCCGCGCGGGGTCTTCGACGGAACCGAGCCCCGCCGCGACCGCGTCGAAGAGTTCCGAAAGCGGGCGGACCTGGCCATCCGCGCCGCGCGCCTGGACTCCGATCGCGCGGAGGGTCTCCGCTTGCCGTCCGCCCGTCGCCGCGGCGTCGGCCACCGTCTGTTGGAATCGCTGTAGCGCCCCGTCCGCTTGCTCCGTGGAGAGGCCCGCGCTTACCGCCGCGAAGCGCATTTCCTGGAGCGCGCGCGTCGTTGTTCCAAGGGCACCGGCGGTGTCCTCGAGTCTCCCGGCCTGCTCTTCGAAGGCGTTGGCGAATTCGCGGATCGCGCCGACGATCGCGTTGCCTGCGATCACTTGCGCGAGTTGCCGCACGCCAGCGATCACGCCCTGGACGGATTGCGCACCTTTCTGAAGCTGCGCATCGTCGAAGACTATCCCGAACTCCGCGAAGACTTCGCGCAGCGCGTCAGCCACGATTCACCTCGCGCATTGCTCGCTCCTCCGCCTCCTCGAGCGCGTCCAGCACCTCGTTGGCGGTCACGACGTCGTCAATCGACCACTGGTCTAGGATCGTCGCGAGCGGGTCCGAGTAGCGCCTCGAGACCGCGACGCGGTGGACTAGCCAAGGGACGTGCGCCGGGATCGCCACGCTCACGCCGCGGGAGGGGCGGCGCGGCCGAGACGCGTGGCCAGCGCGACGACGAAAGGGCCGAAGTTGACCTCGAGGGCGAAGCGGAGCCAATCCACAAGCGCCAGGTAGTCACCCGCGAAGTGCACGTCGAAGACTTCCGCCAGCGACGCGGGCGCGCGCCCGCCGGGCTGCGAGACCTCCGTGGTGGCCGCAAGCTGTCGCGCGACCTCCACGATTTCGTCCGGCGACACGCGCTCGAGGAGCCCCGCGAGAGCACGCCCGATCGCTCCTCCTCCTCCGCCCTCGAGGAGCCCGGCCACACCGGGGCCCGCCATGCGAGCGAGTCGCGCCATGAGCGCGAGGCCCGCGCCCGCGGGGAGCGGGCGCACGGAGTAGACCCATGCGCCGACCTGTGTGCGCTGCGGCTCTCTCACGCGCCCGCGACCTCATCGATGACCGCGAACTCGCCCAGTTCGAGCTCCCACTCGCGCTCCGCGGCCTCGCGGCCGAAGCCCTCATTCGGGGCCTTGCGAATCCAAGCCTTTTCGGCTTCGAAGCGGAGCCCGTTGAGGCGGTCGCGGGCCTGGAAGGCTGCGACGC